CTTACTGATACTAGTGAGTCCTTTGGTCTCCCTGCTACTGCTGATCTTATGTTTGCCCTTATTTCTACAGATGAGCTCGAGGAGTTGGGACAAATTATGGTGAAGCAGTTGAAGAATAGATATAATGATCTAGCAGTTAATAAAAGGTTCGTGGTCGGCATTGACCGTGCAAAGATGCGTCTGTATGATTGCGAGCAGTCAGCACAGAATGACATTCTTGACAGCGGACAGGAAGAGGAGTATAATAACGAAGACAGCGACAAACTTGTTAAGAAATTTGCATCTCTCAAATTCTAATGAACGGTTACTATTCTGTCTTCGATCCAGACGGTAAAAAGATCGCTGATTGTGGTGCAGAGAGAGATGCTCTCTTTCTCATTCACAGTAGAAACAGAACCTGGGATGGACATTACTATACGTTCGTTCCTCTCCCTGGAGACATCATTGATGTCACTCCTGCCAAACAACTTCCAACTAAAGACATTGTTGTCAACATGGATGGCGGCGTTGGTGGCAGTTGGGAAGAAGTTCCCTACATTGAAGTGGGCGGACAAAAACTACAAATACAACAATCAAATTTGAAAGAACTTGACCTATGACTAAATCTGTTGACTTTGAAAAGTATCAAGAGTTTGTGAATGCTGTCACTTCAGAGGCATCAACTGACTTTCTTGCTCTGTCTGATCGTCTGGTAGAACTTGATGAGAAGGGTGCAAACATTGAGCGTCTGTTGACTGCTGGTGTTGGTATCAATGCTGAAGGTGGTGAGTTCCTTGAGATTATCAAGAAGATGATCTTCCAGGGCAAACCTTTCAGTCCCGAAAACAAAGAGCACATGGTCATCGAACTTGGTGATCTGATGTGGTATGTTGCTCAAGCATGTATGGCACTTGAGGTTTCTTTTGATGATGTTGTTGCTCGCAATGTGAAGAAACTGGAAGCACGTTATCCTGGTGGTGCATTTGATGTATACTATTCGGAGAATCGTGCGGAGGGTGACTTGTGAAAGATTTCAAAATCCCCTTTGCTATCGTATCTTTCCTGTTGGTTCAGGGTGCGGGTGCTGTCTGGTGGTCCTCACAAATAGATGGACGAGTCAAAACTCTAGAAGAGCAGAGTCTAAATATCGCTAAAGAAAATCGTAGGTACATTGAGCAAGTGATTCAACCATCCTACGGTATTAGTAAAAATTGGAACAATCAATACCACAATGAGTGGGTACTAAAAGGAGGTTGGAAATGAGTTGCGGTAAAAATGTAACTGTAGAACTATCTGTTCATCATGCAGCAACGGTGCGAGATGCACTATTCCGTTCTACAAAACAAGATAGTTATGAATTCCCATCACAGAGAACCATTGCTATTAGAGAAGCAATTGTAAAACTCGATGAAGTAATTGAATCTGCCTTGGAGAGTAGTCATGAAGAATGAACCAATCACAGTAGAAGATTACGAAAAGTATGGTAGTGAGTTCTTTGAAAAGTATTTTTATGTTGCCAAAGAACTTGGTGAAGGTGCAAAGGCAGAAGACATTCTAAAAATTATGGAATCTCTTGGTGCTCTTGTTATTAAAAAACGTTACGAAGAGAAAGGAGTAGGACCATTTGGATTCAACAAAAACACAGACGGAAACACTGACACAACCAAATCAGACGAGTCTTGAAGTTCCGGAAGGAGCAAAACTTATAGATGATGTTTTTTATGTTTGGGAAACACGTTTTGGATTGTATTCAACTATGACAAAACAAGGTCGCAAAATGCTCACAGGTTTGTATGAAGACAATGTGATTGATATGACTAGGTGGCATTTGAAGTGTGAGCAAGAAGGATGGCCAGAAGGAAGTGTTAGAGTTGTAAATTCTGGTGTTGTAGGTGGAAAGTTATAAATAAAGATAACGTCAAAATTTTATAACAAAATGGACCTTAGGGAAGTTGCTGCTGCTTATCAGTCTTTATACAACATAAACGAAGAAGTTTTAGAAGAAGACATTAATATTGATGACCTTTCTCAAGAGGACGTTGATGAACTGGTTGAAGAACTAGTTTATGAATTCCTTGAGGAAGGTTATTCTATTGAGGACATTGAAGAATCATT